TTTCGAGGAGCGCGAGCCTGCCCCTGATGTCATTTCGGAGGAGCGCAAGCCTGCCCCTGATGTCATTTCGGAGGAGCGCAAGCGACTGAGAAATCCTAAGATCCCTCATTACATTCGTGACATGGATTTCTCCCTTCGGTCGAAATGACAAAAAGCGAAGGGTTCAAAAAGCGAAGGGTTCAAGGAGTCGTTAGAGGGTTAGAGGGTTTGCTAAACATCTAATCATCCAGTCTTCTAATCTTCTGTCAGCCAACCCTCCAACCTTCCAGCCTTCTAATCATCTGTTTTTCAACCTTCTAACCCTCCAAACTTCTGTATCTTCTATGTCAACCAGGGCACAACAACGAGTTTAGCCGAGTTGTACCAGACATTGCTTGCGCCGGTCGCATCAAACTGTGCTTCAACAAGAGCCTTGCCTGCCGCCTCGTTTGACGGGCTTACAACAAGGTGTGTCGGTTTGATGTTCAGAGGCGTTGTGTTGTCTTCTTTGGTAAAGCCCATCATTGCCGTCCTTGCAGCAGCGTAATATGTGCTGTTTAACGTCTGTTTGCTGCCGTATGCGAGCTGCCACAATCCATAGCCGACGTTCTTTCTGTCGTCTACGCCATAGCGGTATTTTTTGCGCATAAAGGCGTTTTCATCGTCCGGCTTATCCATAGACACGAACTGAGGCTGCTTTCTTACCTGTAGGATGATCGGTTTGATGGGTTTGCTTAAATCCATTAAATACCATGCATAAGATGCACCGCCGCCGTAGTTGCTCTGGGTGGATGCGCCCACAGGGTGGTCTGTGTAGAAGAAATACTGTCCGTCAAAGCAAGTTGTCGCAAACCCCGCAGCAAGCAGCGCAAACACAAGATAATCCGGATGTTCCTTAGCTGCCTGTGCAAGCCCCTGAATCATGGGGGTGTATACGCCTATTTGGTCGTCCTCAATGTCGTTTCTGTCTACCTCGATAGTTGCCTCATAGTCCTTATTTGTAATCTCATAATGGAATGCTGCCAGGTCTTTGATAACCCTGTCTCCAACCCATTCCCTCATCATCGGGAAGTTTCCCAGCCATTTGTAGTCTACGCTCCTGCCTGTTGACGGCACCTGCATGGCTATAATAGGCCACAAAGAAGATGCCGCTTCGAGAGCCTGGTTAAATATCGTGGAAAACGTCCTGTATATCCCTGTTAAATTTGACTGATTAACAATCATGGTTATTCCTCCTTTTTTATATCGTTCTATGTTCTATGTTCAACGTTGAACCTTGAACCTTGAACTTTGAACGGTTTTATTTACGCTGTCAGCAATTTTTTCTTATATTCAATCCACTGTGCCAGCATTATCACATCATCGGTGCCGAGCGTACCGTCTTTAGGCTTAATGGTCAGCTCTATTGCCGCAGGGTAGGCCGTCAGATTTGCCAGCGCAAGGGTCAACGTTACTTCCTGGACAGTCTTTGCAACCGCATCGCCGGTCATGGCGCCTGTGTCGCCGCCAAAATCGGCGTCAGCGTCGTAGAGTTCCCCGACATCGTTATTGTATGCGGCCACAGTAAATTTGGTAGCGTCTGCGCCTGTCGCTCCTGTCTTTGCGGCAAGGATATGCAGTACCATATTTGCTGTTACATCCGCATCGGGGGGAACTATAACTTTTGCGCCCACTGCAAGAGGAGCGGCATGGTTGTTCCATCTGATGCCAAGCCCTTTGGCCGTTACGCAATACCCCGGCACATCGCTTGCGCCGTCCGAGAATGCGGCTATTGCCACGCCTGCCGCGCTGAATGCCGGAGTAGGTATATTAATAACCCCCTTTGCCGACTTTAAATGCTGGTATATCTCCTGTAACGCCGCCTCAACCTCGGTCTGAGAGGTGAATGACCCCGCATCCGCTATGCTGATTGCTGATGCTGCGTGCGCGCCGCTTGCATCGGCAATATGAGTGGCCACGTCCGCCTGCCTGATGGCAGGTTCGATATCTACCCATGCATGGGTTGTGTCGATATAGCTTGCGATAATGCCCACGAAGATATCATTGGTTACATTTCCTGCAAGGTCTACCGATTCATCATCGGCGATAAAAACATTATCGCCTACGTTGGCTATGGTGATAGCGGTGGCGAGTTTCATCTTGAACAGCCCCCTGCGCCTGACTGTCACATTGATTGCGCCGTCTGCGCCAGACGAATTATCCGCCTGCTCGCGGGCGATGCCCATGAATATCTGGCCTGCCGTGTCCGCGCCGACTACCGCATAGCCTGCGGCATTCACACAGACAATAGCGCCTGCGTATATCTTGTCCCCGTCGTCAACGGGTATAGAAAGGTCTACCCCTTCCATGTATTCTGTTAATTTATCTGCTGATAAAGCCATATTAAGCCTCCTTTACGCTATATTTTTTAAAAGTTTCAATGTCAATACCGCACATCTTGTTAATTTCAAGCTGTATTGCGGCTAAGTCATTTATTGTGGGCTTCTCATTGCCTGCAACCTTGCTCTTCTGCACTATTACGGGAGCCTTCGATACAAAGACCTGAAATCCCGCAAGGTCTCTTTTTGCATAATCTGTTGCCCAATCTTTCTGTGCGGGGGTTATTTTACCGCTCTGCATGGCGTTTTCCACTGCCTCTGCCGCCTCCTTTTCAGACATTTTGTTTTTAATTACGGTTAGCTCAGACGTTAACTGTTCTACTGTGCTATATGACTGCTTCATTGCCATGATAGTGCCTGTGATTTCCGCCTCTGTAGCACCTTCCTTGAGCCCCAGGGCTTCAATCACACTTTTGTTGGCTACAATAGCCGTCTTTGCCTCCAGAGCCTCTTTATCGGCGATGAGTTTGTTAACGGCAACGATAGCCTGTTCCTCTGTTGCTTCCCCGGTTAGTCCGAGGAGTTTCAATAGGTTCTGCATAATTTTTACCTCCTTCTTGTTGTTCTCCCCGATACCGGGGGTATTTTTATTAATAACCGGCACCATGCCGTCAATGTTCGGCTGGTTGGTTAATGCCACATTGATCAGTTTTACTACCTTGTTATCTGATAACCTTTTGATAAAAACGGGCGACAAATAACGATATTCCTTGTTTGCCAGATATTTCTTGGCACGATCAGTCCATTCCACTGATGCCCATATGCCATCTTTGCCTTTGTTGATAAGCTTCTTAATCCATCCCGCAGCAGGGGCTTGTGTCCCTGCCAGTGTCTGATGTTCATAATCGACGACCATATCATTCTTCTGCGCCTCAAAAGCGGCAATGATGGCGTCAGCTCCGGCGTCATCGAGTTCAAAAACACCCTTCGGGGTATCATGGTGCCCAAAGGGGATTACCTGAATCTCTGTCGGGATGCTTTCCTCTATGGTTTTGCATATGACAAACATGGTATCTTTCATGTTAATCCACTCCTTCTGTGATGTATCGGGCAAGTCGCTGCCGTATCTTCTCTATGCCAGTTTCCGGTATGGCAAGAAAAGGTCTTGCGGGGACGCTTGAACCGGGATGTTTGATAGCTTTTACGGGATGATCCGCTCCTGGCCAGAATAACGCTTTTTTGTTCTTAGGTCTGATGGTGTGCGGGGATGTTTTGCCTCCAAACTGATGAATGGCGGCATACTCGACGTTTGTCCCCACGATTGCCTGTGTGTTGGTTGCCTTTGCCGATATGGATGCTGCCAGATATCCATGCATTTGTAATATCTTGCCGGGCCAGTGACCTTGTTTTGCCCTGTTTGCTATTGTTGATGCCTTTAAGGGCTTCCATTTCGGTCTGCCCTGCTGTGCGAAGTTCTCTTCAACCTCGTCTCTCATTATTTCCGATATGCTTCTCATGACGGGCTGCATGGTTCTAATGCGTGATTGCAGCGTTTTTAGAAGGTTATGCACACTTGTATCGTCAATGGTTATGGTTATGTCCATGATGCCTCCGAAATAGAGCTTGACAAAGAGAGAAAACGGGTGTATAGATTGAGATTATGGATACTTCTGAACACATTGAAACCATCTTTGACTATGCCACAGAGAAAGAGCTTGAAGAACTGGGCTTTAAAGGCTGGAACAAAACAAGATATACAAATTTTCATAGCAGCCTTAACGGGATTAACAGTGACCTCGCCTGTCTCGGAACGATCCGAGGGGATAAAGCCTTTGAGAAGAAATATCTTGATAGAATCCCTGAATCTGAATATAAATTCTGGCTTACCTATCAGGATTGCTTTTAATTTTGCCATATTCTACCCAATTCACTATTAAAATCTTGTTCATCCTGCCTCAGCAAACCTAACGCCTCTCGAACCCTGCCGCTCTCCTTGCTTAATGCCTTTTTCTGTGCGGTTGCGGTTTTCAATTTCATATTTTTCACTGTTTCTGATGCCAGTATTTTTGTCGTGTCCTTCACAACGTTCTGATAACTTGCAGTAATCGCCTGTTCAAGTTTTGGAGCGATTACAGTTTCATCAACGCCTATTTTGTTTACCAGTGCCCTGAAATTTCTTACCCATCCAGAATAACCGTATCCATTCGCCAGGACAGNNCCATACAAATCTGTCCGGTGCTGCCTCTACCTAAGAACACATAGTCTTTTACCCTCAAGTGTCCTATCTCATGCCACAGGGCTTCTATCGCATATTCCTCATTGAAAGTAAGGGCTTGCCCCTTGCCAATCTTGTTCATTGCGGATATAAGGTCTTTCTTTGCGTTGAAATTGTTTTTTAATGGAAAAGTTCTTGATGATACCTCTATCTCTCCCCGGGCATTTCTGGCACTCATAAACCAATTTTCGTTGACTTTTGATATGGCTGTGAACCCGTGTGCAAATAGTCCCGGATTGTCCTTCTCAAATTCTTTCAGTATCGGATTAATGTCATTTATTTCCTTCACTTCAATGTTCAGCCTCTGGATAATGCCTTGTACGGCTGCCCCCTGTGTTATTGTCGCCATAAACTCCGCCATTTCCTTCTCAAACGCCGCCCGGATGTCCTTGTCATATCTCCTCAAATCTTTTTCCCAGAACCTTTCACCAGGGTTATAACTCCATCCCGCATCGGTGAAATATTTCTCCCCTGTTTTCGGGTCAATATATGCGGCTGTAGGCTTTGTGTAGCCTCCGCCTATGGGTTTTTCCTCCCAGACTATGTTGTCCTTGCCGTATTCGACGGTAAGGTTGCGCTCTTCAATATCCTTTTCGGAAAATGTGCGGACACGACAACGACACTGAAAACCGTTTGGAGGATAGAAGCTCTTCCAAAATGGATCATCATATCTAAAGATTTTATTATTTAATGCGGCATGAGCTGGTCTTGTTCTGGAATCCATGACTGCCACATACTGCCAGTATGGACGG